GTCTGTCGACGATAATCCTCCACAGGCTTCGACACAGGTTCAGGCTTCGACGGCTTCCCAGCCTCGAAGTCCAGAACCGCCTGAGGCAAATTGTCGCCACGCACATACCTGATGTGCCACGGCTCAGACTGCAACTCCCACGAAAACCCAAACCTGTGAGCATTCTCAACCAGCCACGGGATTGCAGGCCCAATGTATTTCGCCCTTGACGGATGATCACCCAACGCAGTATCGATCGCCAAACCCCAACCGTGGTTCGATGTTGCAGGCGTAGCCGCCGCCGCAACACCCCGCTTCTTGTACCAGCGTTTCCCGTTCCACTTGCGTGACCCCTTCAACGTGCATTTCGCAGGGTTGTACGCAGGCAGGTAGCGCGACAAAAAGAGCGACTCCTGCCGATCATAAGTGCGGTAAATCCTGCCCGTATAAATCAGATCAAAGCCAGCGTCCTTCGCGGCGGCAACAAGCGCAAACCATGCGCGTGCCGCCGTCTTTTCCAACTTGCCCCACGGCGGGACTTCAGTCAGGATCGAGTCGGGCAACTTCCCGTTCACCATCCCATGCAAAGAAGATGGTCGAACAACTTTCTCAATTGGCAGTTTCACACAACTATGGGCAAAACGTCCCCGCTAGTTCTCCCGTGTCCGACGACGCATCTCCGCTTCAATGACCTGCGGGGACAACTCGCGGACAGGGATACCCAGATAGTTCGCCCATGACTGCGCTTCACGACCCGAATACCTGTCACCCAAACCCAGCAGACGTTGCGCCTGCGCCAACGGAGGCGCAATCGACCGTGCCGCATACGACAACTTCTCTGGCGTCCCACCGTAGAACGGCTGATCAAAGAACAAGTTCTTATCGAACAGCATCGTTTCCAACGGCACCTTCAAGAACGGAGTGAAGTCCGTCAACGCCCGTTTCGGATCCAACGGGTTGAACTTCGACACATCTTCAGCAAGGTTCACGAACGGAAGATCAGGAGTCAACGCGATGTCGTTGCCACCAAACAGCCCAACATCGCGGGCACCGATGAAACCCATCCGTTCCCGAATCCACTTAGGCACAATGTCGTTCTCTTCGTCCTGAGCGAAGTTGTTCACAAAGTTGCGGTAAATCGCGTACGCCTTCGGGCGTGTCAACATCTGCTGAATCTGCAACGGGGCGTTACGCGAAGCAAACACATAGAACGGAACCAACTGTTTCGCTGCCCTGTCGAACTTCGACAACTCTGAGTAGTCGAAGTGAAGACGGGCAATACGACCGATCGCTTGATCAAGGTTCGCTCCGCCGCGAACCGCAGCCAACGCCGCAGCGAAACGGATCGGCCCTTCCACATAGTTTTCGCCAGCCGACCTCGACGCACGAACAGCCCAGTTGTCCAACGCTTTACGTTCCAACTTGAACGCACCCTCGCGGGCACCAATTTCCTCGACACCGAAACGACCCGCAACACCTGAACCGAACGTCGCTTCCAAAGCCAGACGTTCCTCGTCACCCAACGACTCCATCGCCTGCTTGCCACCACGACGGATATCACCCCAAATACGGAACGCGTCCATGTGGTCACGCAAACCAACACCGTCAGAGAAGTTCATAAACCCTGCGGACATCATGTTGCGAACATGAAATCCTGGGGTCAACGTCGCATACGTCTTGAAGAAACGGTTCGCGTACGCGAGGTACTTCATAAACTCGCCGTTATCCAACGAGCGTTCAAAGTTCCGCAACGCGTCAGCGACAGCCGATGTCACCTGAGGGCCAGCATCACCCAACAGATCTGGCCCCAACTGCTCGAAACCATCGCGGTACACACGTTTAAACACGGGAGCAGCAAGACGTTGCTGATCCGCAGCCTCAATCAACGAATCGAAGAACAACAGATCGTTCTCTGACGCTTTGACCTGCTTCAACATCCCCTCGTACTCGTCAAGCAACCCGTAAGTGCGAACCGACCAGTTGTTCAAACCGTTCTTCTGAACCTCGCGACCCAACCCAGTCACAATGTCCCCGAAATCGCGAGCAGCCTGAGAATTCTTGAACTGCTTCGGCGCAGTCTTCACAGCCTTCGCCTTCGCCCTCAAACCCTTCGCAACCTCTTCACGAGCCTTCGCCCTGTCTGTCCACAAACGATTCGCCGACTCACGGGCTTGGGCTGCACGATCAAAACGTGCAAGCCCAGCCGCTTCCAACTCGTCAACACGAGCAACCGCTTCCGTCGCCGCCACAAAACGAGAAATCTGATCCTCAACACCAGACTCTGCTTGCTGCGCAGCACGGTTCAACGACTCAGGTGTTTCAATCAGCGAGTACGGATCAAACTCCGCCTGCTGCACCCGTGTCGCCAACCTGTCAGCCTCACCGCCCTGCGCCAACTCGATACGCCGCGACACGCTGTTTAGTTCCTTCTGCGCGGCAGGCAAACGATCACCCATCTCGCGGATAAATTCACGCAGCCCCTCGCGACGCTTCGCAGCAACCTGATAACGCGACACAGGATCAACCGTGTCAAACCCCAAAGCGTTACGCCACGAATTAATCGTCCCGTCAGGAGTCACCTGTGACGTCTGACGGGCAACACCCTGCGCATACGCGGCACGCGAACGGTTCCTCGCCATCCGCTGCTCAAACGACCTGACCGATTTACCCAAGTTCTCAGGCTTCAAAAAGTCGTCCCACAACTTCGCTGCTTCCGCGTAACTACTCCGCGTGTTCTGCATCCTGCGTGCAACGTCACGGGCACGATCCCAAGTGATCGAATCACCAAGAATCGTTTTGATCTCAGCCGCAGCAGTATCAACCGCGGCGGCTGTTTCCTGCCTGATCTCCGCGTAGCCGACACGCCTCAACCAGAAATCGTCAACAAACTCGATCGGTGCCCCACCCGTATCAACAATTTCTGAACCAGTTCTCGTCGCAGGCAACGCGTTGTCATCAACAGCGTTCGCCATCCAATCCTCACGCTGCCGACGAACCTTCGTGTCTTCCCTGTACTTGACAACAAGCCCACCCAAAGTGTCATTTTCGGTAACCGTCACATCATCGCCAAGCACCCATTTCTTACCGTTCGCGTCAACAACAACCATCCGACCCTTGTCATCAAGAGTCGGAGCGGAAGCCCCAACGATCACAATCGGATCATCCTTGTCGACAACAAGGTGCATGTCACCCGCAGAAGCAGAACCCCTCGCAGCCGTCTTCTGCTCAATCTCTTTGAAGATCGCCCGATGCGCTTCCTCGCGACGCTTCACATCATGCATCCGTGCCGCAATTGCATGCATCTGGTCATCGATCTGTCGACGCAACTCCTTCACCTGTTTCTCAGACAACTCGACAACTTTGCCGTCAGCCACACGACGCGACACACCCAACATGTCAGCATCCTGTTTCGCTAGCCCGTCGTAATACTTGCGCACATCCTCCGAAGACCTAGCCAACGCACGTTGGAACGCCGTATCAAACGCCTCTTCGGTCACAGCACCAGCAGCATCAGTTGGTAGCAGCCCCTGATCAATGGCAGCGTTCACACGGGCAATAGCCGCACCAATCACAGACGCTTCAACAAGTTCATCCATGTCGCGCACATCAGCCAAACGCGAATTCGTTTGCTGATTCAACTTCGCCAGACGACCCGCCTCGTCGTACAAATCATGCAACGACCCGCGAGCAGCCTTCTCCGCGCCACCAATCTGCGAATCAATGTCTTGCAGACGTTCCGAATAGTAAGCAAACCAGTCATCCCATTGCGGATCCCTCGCAGCGCGAGGATCAGCAATGTTGTACTTCGCAACCTTTTCCTTCGCCTCGCTGAGAAGACGTTCACGAATCACACCCAACGTCTTGATACGAGCAGCAAGGTTCCGATGAGCCTGCTCTGCAGGCAACATCCGCGGGTTCGCACCAAAATCAATCGGGGCGACAGCACCTCCCGTACCCACAGCACGACCGCTCAACACCCGATCAGCCAACTGGCCTTTCAACTGCTGCCAACGAGAAGCAACCTCTGCAGGGACACGGTCAAGCATCTGCTCCGTCACCAAAGAATCGTCAAGAACAGAGTTCAACGACCTAATAATTGCTGTACGCCGACTTCCATTCGTGAACGGCATCGTGTCAATCGCTTCAACCAACGCGTCCCGCTGGGCGTTCGCGGCATCAGCCGCGACACGATCAGCACCCGTCAACCCAGACACCGCACGCTTACCGAACAACTCGTCGTTCAACTTCGCGACAGAATCCATCTCGCGCCACAACTCGGGCAACGTCGCAGCGTCAGCATCAGTTGGGACACCCTTAGCGATCTCTCTTGACTTCTGCGCCAAAGCCTGACGTTCGGCACGAAAATCAAGAGGCGACGACTTCAAAGGAGTGCCCGCCTCTGTCGCAGCACCCAACGCAATCGGGCTGTCGCCCTTAACACCTTTCGCTGCCTGCTCGGCGCGAGCCACAGCAGCCCTGCGGGCACGCCAGCGAACATGCTGATCCGTTGACCTGCGGATTGTTCGTGGCTGATAACCCTTTTCCAATTTGCGCATCGTGCGAACCGTTTCACGCAAACCATCCAACTGGCGGCGAGCCTCCGCCACCGTCAACACGCCAGACGTCTTCGCTGTTCGAGGCTGACCAAACAGAGCAGGATCAATTTCGACAGACGCGACAGCCAACTCGTCGTAACGACCTAACTGTCGCTCCAAAAGCGACAGGTGGGTGTCAATCTTTCGCGCTTCTTTCGAATAACCAGCGAACGTCTCCAACGCCACGCTCACATCTTCAGGCAGAACCTGATACACCGCATCCAACTCTTCTCGGATCGCAGCAACCGTTTCCTTAGCCGCCGCCAACTGCTCCGCTTTCTTTCCAGCAGCCATCTTCTTCGTGGCCCCAGCCTGCGTTTGAGGTGCTTGGAAGAAACGAGGATCGCGAGGATTCGACGGCAAACCTAAACCCCTACGGACATGGGAAAGCATTGTCGCATCAATGTTCCCCATGTCAATCATCCACAACGTCCGCTGCGCGTCATCCATCAATTGGATTGAACGATCAGTCAACTCGTCCAACCGCTGCTGGTAGTAACGCATCCACTCGTCAAGATCCCGATTCTTCGGGCGAGAATCCAACATGCGCTGATACGCACGCTCGCTTGCTTCTTTCGTGCGACGAATCGGATACAACACATCGGCTTTAGCAACAGAAGGTTTCGCAGCCAACGAATCAAGACGCGCAATCTCACGATCAATGCGGTCGATCTCTCCTTGCACCTTCACCAGATGCTGCGTCAAACGCTCAGGACTGTTCTCGATAGCACGCTGACGCTTAATCCGCTCATCGTCCAACAACTCGCGGACAGTACGCCCAAACAAATCATCGTCAACGACGCGATCCAAGAACGCTTCGGCAGCATCATCTGCAGACCGTCGCGCCTCATCAAACGAGGCAGCGGCCTTGTTGCGGCCACGCGTAGCGTTAGCCAACCTACGGATCACATCATTGCGTTTCTTCAAAACTTCTTCAGGCAACAAAAACGGATTGGCACGGTTGAAGTTCTCAAACAGTTCCACAACATTTGCCGTCACCACCTGCCCAGACGACATCGGCCCCGACAGAAACCCGTTCGTAATCCCATACTCAGACAACATCGACCGAACATCAGCGAAAGCCGCATCGCGGGCATCATTCGCCAAACGCAACGACTCCTGACCGCGAGCAATACCCTCACGGATACTCGCCGCCGTGTCCGCTGCAGACTGGCTTGGCTGCGGACGAGACAACGCATCTTCCAACGCATCAATCTCGCCATCCAACATGTCGGCACGCGCCGAATACGAATTCGGTGGAACAAACACATTGTCCGCATCAAGAATCTGAGGCAAAAGCCTGTCAGGGTTCGCATCAGCAAACGCCTGAGCAGCAACCTCAGGCGAACGCGCAATCAACGCAAGATTGTCAATCTCGCCTTCAAGCCGTGCCTGCTCCGCAAGTAGGCGCGGCAACATTCGCTGATCCTCACGGATCTTCTGCAACCGCGTCTTCTCCGAAGCCAACTGCTTCGCAACCTTCTCCAAACGACCCTGCACAACATCAGGGCCAGTAACAGCCGCCTTCGCACGCAAATCCGACGCCTGCTTCTCAAGACGATCAACAGCAGACTGCGCCGCAGCAGCCTGCTTCTCAAACCCGTCCCGTAACTCCGAATACGCCTTCTTGAACGTCGCCAACTGTTTCTGCGGTGACTGATCTTTCGACCAGTTGCCAATCATCTGGCGAATCTTCGCCCCGACAGCATCCTGACGGTCAGCGAACAACAACACATCATCGGACAGGCTCAACCGAACATTCGCAGCAGCCTCCGCAGTTTCACGCAACAACGACTTCTGCTGCGCCTGCACCTCTTTCTTCCTTGCTGTGAAAACATCCCGCAACTCCTTGTTGCGGATCTTCATCAAGTCCTCGTCGGGAATGAAATCAAACGCGTCCTCGCTCACCGTCGACAAATTCGACTCACGCAAACGCTTCACCGCATCCAACACACCCGACGCCTCAGACGCCTGACCCATATAACGCGCCATCAACAACTGGGCGTCATCCTCCAAGAACTTCTCAGGGCCACCACCGAACGCTTTACGCATCGCATTGTTGATGTCAACAATCGAACCCGATCCGAAATCGACATCGACACCGTTGAACTTGTACTTCCCACCCTTAAACACGCGTTCCATCGCGACTGTCGGCCCAGCAGTCAGATCGATGCCAACCGCCTTGCGGAACTCGACAGCGTCAGCAGAATCACCCTTCAACCAGTCCCACGCCCGACGAGTCCAAACGTGAGGCACATACGCAACCCCTTGACGTTCCATCTCGATCGAACCAATACGGGCACCACGACCAACAAGATCCTCACGGATCTGAGTCAAAACCTTCCCGAAAGCAGTCGCATCGCCACGCTCCGTGGCATGCGTCAACGCAACACGCTGCTGCTCATCCATGCCGTCAAACAACCCTTTGGCTGTCGACTCGTAACCCCTGAAGAACTTGTTCTTTCCTGCCTGACGGGCGTTCACATACGCCAACACCGTTGCGGCCTCAGTTGGCCGCATCGGGCCAGCACCTTGCTGCAACGTCTTATAGACGCCCTCAAGCCCCTCAGGCTTACGGGAAATCTTCGTCCACCAATCAGACGACGTCACCGCGTTGCGGCCACGAGCCATCGTGTTCCCGATCGCACGATCAATCCCGCCTGTCCCCGCAATTCTTTGCCCCATGAAACGCAGACCGCGCTGCCCAAGGCCATAAGCCTCGCGCTGCGCGGCATCAGACACCGCCGAACCACCAAGACGACCAATTGCAGCGACAGTCGCGTCGTCGGCACCCTGCAGAGCAGCACGGCCAGCAGTAGCAAACCGCCCCTGCCTGCCCGCCGCACTCATCCCTTTACGCACACCAGCGTTCGCCCCACCCGTCACATACGTCAACGGGTCGAGAAGAACATCGCCTGCGAAACCAATCGCACGGTCAACCCATTTGTTACCCGTCACATCGCCCGTGATTGTTCCGAACCCGAACGTCGGGTCATCGAACTGCTGTTTGAAATCGCTCCACGACGCATCACCATCGGTAATGCCAACCGCGTCCAAACCTTCTTTCAGACCAGACACGATCGCTCGACGAGGCATGTCGAGCACGTTCAATCCTTTAAGGACAGCACCCCCAATGTTGCCCCACACGCTTGAACCACCCGACCCACCATTGTCGATAGGTGTGCGGTCGCGCTGCTCCCAGTATTCGGCTGCGCTCATTGATGACTGGTTGTCACGAACGGGATCACGTTGCTGCCCGTACGCAGCCGCACGACCAGCCTGCGGGATACGAGAAGTTACAAGACCGCTATTAGGGGTACGCCCTGAAACCAGTCCGCGCAGAATGTCGTCAAGATTTGCCATCAATTAAATGGACGAATCGTCCCTGTTTCAGGAACCAAACAGGCTTTGTCCAGCCCCAAGGAACTGGCGTGCAGCCGTAGACCGCGGCGTCACGCCTTTCGACTCCAAGAACTTGTTCAACGTGTAAGCAATACGAGCCTCACGCGTCACCGCGTCCTTGTCCTCTTTAGCCTTCTTCACAAAATCAGCCGTCTCACCGCTCATCTCGTAATCCTTGCCAGCGTTGTTGTTACGCGCCTTCGACAAATCACGACGAGTTTCGGACTCGAAAACATCCAGCAAACCCTCACGGGTCGCATTCGCAAGACGATCCTGTTTCTGGCCCCACGCAGGAGTCGCCTTACGAATCCTGTCCGCACCCTCTTGGAAATACGGATCCTCCGCGTCAAACCCGACGCCAAGCGTCGCAGTTGTCATCTCCTCTTTTGTCAACGGCTCATCGTAGAAATAGAACTTCCCGTCAGGAGCCATGTACGTCACACCCTCAACAAGTTCGTTTGCAACTCGACGGCCAGATGACGCAGGAGGCGCAGTCGTAGCGTTCACCTCTTCGGGTGTCGTTGCAAAAATGTCGCCGTACTGAGGGACAGGCTGGGGTTGCGGCCCCAGCGGTTCCTCCAAAGAACGGATATACGCGTCCATTGCCGACTCCATGTACGCATCGGTATCACCCATGCGGTCATCCAACGCCGCCATGCGATCATCTTTCAACGCAGACAAAGCAGGGGCACGAGACTCAGCGAACGCATTTGATGCATCTTCCAAATATGGGTTCAGCATGAACGCATCAAATTCCGTCCCGTACGAAGGCAACCCTAAACGAGAATCAACATCGTTGCCCGCGGACTCGGACACCTTGTCTTCAATCAAACTGTCGAACCAATCCGTAGCAGTTGACGACACCGTCTTGCGCCACGCATCGCGTTCGCCCGAATCGTTGAACGACACCAAACCCCGTTGCACCAAATCTTCTTCGACCTCGCGCAATGCTTCCGACGGCGACGAACCATCAAGAATTGCCTTAGCGACCAAACCTTCCCACGAGGTGCTCCCAGTCATCTCCGAAATCGCTTGAAGGCGTGCAATCCCCGACGGCGTCGGGGCAGGCCCGCCGTCCATTCCGTTCGCTGCACGAATCAGCGAAGCAATATCAGGCGACATCCAATCCTGCACCGTGTTCGTGTACTGGCTCATCGTCCCCGAATCAGGAGGCAACCATCCCTTAGTCGGGCTGTACTCCATCGGAGATTGCGGAGACAGCATCGATGACAACATCATCTGAAAATAGATGTCCCTCGAAGGGTCACCCGTCAAACTTGTGTCGCTCATACCGTCACCGTCCCAAGAAGAGAAGAAAGAACAGATGGGTCAATTGTTTGACCCATGCCAGCAGACTGCAGAATCAGGTTCAGCAACGCTTCAGTATTCGGCTGACCAGCGGCAGCGTTAGCAGCCGCCTGCTCATTGGCGATCTGGTTATTCGCCGCCAACCATTCGTTCATCACCGCCGCGTTGAAGTTGTTCGCCTGATTCTGGGCATTCCAACCCGCCATCGCGCCCTCATTGTTTGCCTGAGTGTTCGCAATGTTCGCGTTGTTGTCGATCGTTGACTGCGCCATCGCCCAATCGTTCAAACCGCCAGAGTTAAACATGTTCGCTTGGTTCTGATAACCAGCGTTCGCAGTAGAAGCATCTTGATTCATCCCCGCTTGCGTCAACGCCCAATTATTCAAACCCTGCGAGTTCATCTGACCCGCCTGATTCATCAACGCGTTATTCGACGCGTCGATGCCCATGTTGGATTGCAACTGCATGTTGTTCAACGCCGCTTCAGCCAACATGCGTTGCTGGTCGACATTGCTCAAACCAGCAGCCTGCGCCATCTGCGCACCCGACAACGACATGTCGCGTGCGCCACTCAACGCACGATCAAGCATCGCGCCACGACCAGCGAACAAATCCGCAACATTACGGACACCAGAATTAGCCGCACCCAACGCCTGCTGATACTGGTCGCCAACACCTTGGAGGGCAGCAAGTTGAGCCAACTCTGGTGACATCTGCTGACCCTCGGGAACAACATTGCCAATCGATGTTTGCTGCGGCTGCGACAACCGCTCGATGAGCGGGTTGAACGCGCCGCTCACAGTTTGCTGTGTTTGCGCAGCGATATCTGACAACGACTGTCGCAACGGGGAGAAATCCTGATACTGCAACAGAGTCGGGTTGAACTGTTGGTACTCGGGCAACTGCTGCGCTTGAACAGTTGCTGCTTCAACCGTGTTGAACGCAGGCAACTGCTCTGGCTGGATCTGCTGCAACGCTGGCATCGACGCAACCTGCTGCATCGCGGGAGCACCCATCTGCTGGAACTGTGGTGCCTGCTGCGGGCCAAAAGCACCCTGCCCCAAACCAGCAAGCATTGCCCCAACATTCCCGTACGACGAACCCCCACCACCAGTAGGAGGTGGCTCATTCATCGTCGTCCACCAATTTTCCAACGTCGAAAAGAAATCGTTATCCATCATGTCGTCGTCAGAACCCAACAGGCTCGCCATCGCGTCCTGACCGCTGTTTTGCACAGCGGTACTTGTCGGCTTCGGCTTCGATGTCGGCGCATACGAATAACCAGAACCGTCGTAGCCCACAACCTGAGGTGCAGCGACAGTTGGGCGACCCGAACCAAACCCAGATGTGTTCCCGTTACGCCCTAACGGGTCTTGTTGCCTTGGAGCCATCAGTAGCCACCTCCATACATCGATTGCAACTGCTGCAAACCAGTTGCCGTGTTCGCGATCTGCTGCGCTTTCTGAAACTCCAGATCATCCATCGTCTGCTGATAAAAATCGTCGTACAACGCCTGCTGCTGATCAAAGTTCGAAATGCCCGCGTTGAAATCTTCCTGCATCTGACCCATCTGCTGCGTGTAATCTCCGACGTAATTCGCCATCGCACGCTGCATCACACCCGACTGGATCCCACCGCCACCCATCCCCCGCTGAGTTTGCTGTGCCGTAAACGACGGCAACTGGCGATTGAAACCCTTCCTGAAAGAATCCATGTCGCGCTGTCCGCGCTGCGTAAAGAACCCTTTCTGGTAGGCGTTGTCGGCAGTTTGAACGCCATAGTCTGTTGTGGCATCACGCTGCTGTCGCAGAATCGAGGAAAGGTCGGGCATCGCCATCAGTCATATATCCGTTTCGTCCCTTGTCACGCCGACAAAGCAGCGACTTGGGCTTCCAATTCTGAAATTCGAGCATTCGCTTCTTTCAAACCAGCGACAGCAACACCAACAACAGTCGCAAGATTCAACGTCGGTGTCTCGCCGACATCTGAAACAGCAATCGGAAGAACTTCTGCCACTTCCTCCGCGATTAAGCCAACACACGTTTGACCATCACCGTCGATGTAACTGAACGACACGGGTCGAAGCGAATCCACCACCGTCGTCGCCCCAGAGAAATCATTGATGTTTTCCTTTATCGTCCGCGACGAGTTCAGCGACGGCGAACGAGTCACCAACTTGTACACATCGATGGTGACGGAATCACCGTTCTGTGCCTGACGAAAAAAGAACGTATCGCTAGCAGCACGAATCTGAGGGCCATAAAAGGTGCCGCTATACGAATGGCCGAATGCCATCGACACACCCTGACCACTATCCGTAGTTCCTGTCCCATCAGAACGGATGATGAATGACGCATCAAGCCAAGAATTTCCCGTCAAAGAACAACCAGTAATAGTTGTCGCTCTTCCGCTATTCGGAAGGTAGGAATGGCTATGGCTGGTCGCAGCGTACGAATGAGTGTGAGAAGTCGACGCATACGAGTGTGTATGACCATCCAGCGAAACAGTCCCCGAAGAATTAGGGAACGTAATCGTCCTGTTCGACGACATGTCTGCCGTCGCAAACGTCAACGTGTGAGTGTTATTGACCGTGTCTTTAATACGCAGATACTTGCCCGTACCCCCAACCGTCAAAGTTCCCGTCATCGTGTCATCTGTATCGGAACGCAAAAACTGGGTTGAATTTAAGTTGTCAAGTTTGTCCGAATCAGCCGCTTTAGCCGTTGAACCCAACTTGCCATCCAACGCATCCTGCAACCCATCGACGTTGGCAATCGTATGGTCATGCCCATCATCTGAAATAACGAAATCCAACGTCCCGTCAGCATTTTGATAAGTGACAGCGATACCACCAGACTCCGTGTTCCCACTTACCATCGCGCCAACAATGTCCTGAACATTCTCCGTGAAATCGTCGATGTTCCCGACCACATGGTTATGCGAATCATCCGTCACCGCAGCAGCAAACGAAACATTTCCAAGGTTGGTAATCGTGCCAGCACCAGTCACATCACCTGTCAAAGTGATCGTGATGTCCGTGCCTTCAAGCGTCGTCACCCGCGTATTCATCGCGGAATCCTTGCCATCAACATACGACTTAGTAGAAGCCGCAAGATTCGACGTCGGATTAGACGGCAACAGCAGTTCGCCAGTCATGGCGATACTGCCATCACGATTCAACAACTCGGTGTTGACATGCGTCTCAATCGCATCAAAATTCTGCTGGACATCAGTCGCATCAGCAGTTGACCCATTCGTCAAGTTATTCGGAACATTCAAATTAGTCATCGCAGCCTCCGCGGGATGTACTTCAACACGAGGCCATTAACACCCCATGCTTTTGAGGACTCGCCCTCAAACAACAACTGGACAGACGACGCAGGCCCAAACGATGGGCCGCGTTCCAACAACGTGCCCGAACCACCAGTACCCCAGTAGCCCGAACCCCACACCATCGACCCCCACACCCCAGCCGTAGAAAACGCGCCAACAGAAATGTTTCTCTGACGCGCAGCACTCGACCCGTCAAAATCTCGGAACACCTTGATTGACAAGTCGTAAGCAGACGACTTCTTCTCCAACACCAAATCAGGTGACCGCCATTGCTTACGCAACGACGGCCAACCAGCATCAACCCAACGAGTCGCGTAACGCGTCGCAAAACCAGACGATGAACCATCCAAGTTGTCGACCGCAACTTCCAACTCGTCCAAACGAACAACAGCAGGGGTCGAACGGCACGCAGCAAACGCCCTGTTATCTGACGCCCCATAGTTCCCGCCCTGAGCGAACGGGCCTACACCCTCATCCCCTGCACCGATGTACGCAGTCCACGCACCGTTCTTGCCCAACGACGGATCAAACACGAACGACGTCTTCGCTGACGCAGGCGGGCTACCGCTGTCATCATTCAAATACGGGACAGATACCCACAACCTGTCCTTCACCCAACCCATCCACAACTCGGTAGACGACGAGTTGTTGAAATACGCGTCCTCAAACACAGGTCGCAACTGGGGAGAAATCTCGACAGGGAACTGCGTGTCAGTAATCGCAAACACCCCACGCGGCCACGAAAAGAAAAACACCGTCTGCTCGGAACGGGCAATCGCTTGCCTATGAACAGCACCCACCTCGCGGGTCACATTCACCAACTGCCACGACTCGCTGCTGTAACCAAACAACGCCCACACACTTGACGGCTTGAAAATCAGAAGATGGTCGCGCATCGGGAGCAGCCCTGTAATCGGGCCACCGCCCTCCTTAATGTCGATGTAGTCATCAGCGTTCCACGCACCAGCCAACGACGGATGCGACCACCGCACCCTGTGCGGGTGGGCGTTCGAATCCTCATAGGTGTACGCGGCAAACATGTACCCCGAATGTGCAGCGACAAACTCGCATTGAGGGAACACATTCGACGACGGAGCCGAATACGCGGTGAACGTCGAAGCCCCAGCAGCCGTCATCAACGACGGCGTGCTGGTATCCCACTCCAACACCTGCCGCTGATTTCCACACGCGACGTACAACGTGTCACCCCACGACGCAAAATCTGCAAGATGTGGTGACGCGTCAACAACCACATCAACACCGCCGACCTGCACCGTTGAAAACGACCCGTTGGTCGACTCCAGCACGACACCGTTGTTAGCGACAAACACATGGTCGGTGCCATTCGCCAACGTGTGGACAAACATCGAACGTGGATCCCACGGCGACGCGACCGCAACAGAATTCCAACGCTCCCAACCCTTGCGCGAAAAGAAACCGCCGCGAGGATCGATGTCGACATTCAACATGTCAGGCGACTCGTTCTCGCTCAACTCGAACGCGTCAGCGCGAAGGTTCAACCCTCCCGTGAAATTCACAAGGTTTAACGCTTCGACACGAGCCATCAGATATCCCAGACGTACCTGACACTCTGAGTCCTGACACGCGTACCACCGTTGTAGACCAAAGGTTCGTGGTGTTGTGGACGCATGATGTCCTCGTGGGCCTGCTCGGCTGTTGCGGCCCACCGACGCATGTAAGTGTTCTCCAACTCAGGATCTTCCAACTGGGCGTACGCCAACGAACACGCATAATGAAACAACGGGATGTGCAACCGCTCATCCGCGTCAACCTCTGTCGCCGCACCAGCAGAAACCCAATCTGTCGGCTTACGCCAACCGCGAATCGTGTAATCACGATCCGTGGTTGGTGTTGGATACAACGTGATGTTCGAACCCCACCACGAAAAGTATTGAGGCAATCCGTTGCTCGAGTTGCCGTAAAACTTGTCTTCCGCCAACTCCGAACCAATCTGGATAAGGCGAATGTTTTCTTCCGTGTCGCGGATAGACGCAATCCCCGCCAACGTCGACGGCACGGACACAGACGAGCCGCTCGACGTCACCGACCACGACGACTCAAAAAACGGCCAACGCCGCTCCAACTGGATCGTGCGGTTGTAACCCTCGCGGATGTACATGTCCAACGTCGCGTTGGACAAATCATCCTCATCCAAATCCATTTGGGTGCGGACAGCGTCACGAATTTCACTCAGGTTCATTCGATTCGCCTTCCATCTGCTTACGACGCGCCTTTGCGTCCTCCAACATTCCCTTAGAGCGCAGATGGCCGACACAAAAACGTGTCCCCAACGCCTTCGGCCCCTTGCACGAATGATTCTGCGCTTCGCACAACTTCGGGTCGCGTTGCTGCACAGGCGCACCAGACCACAACGCCCGCTCAACCTCACCATGAGCGTTAGCCATAATGTGGCCTGTCGGCGCAGACCCGTACAGGGCGTTAACTACTGCAACTTCTTGATTGTCCATCATCTAGATAGACGAACCGTCCCCCACACAACAGAAAAGGGGTGGGCCGATGAACGGTTCGGCCCACCCCAGATCTGTAGATCAGGAATCGTCAGGAAGTGGCGATGTTGCTGATCTTGAAGTGACGCTTGCGGTTACGCACGGTCATGTTGCCGTAAGCGGTGATCACGCTGTAACGCGCATCCACCGTCGCAGCAGCACCGCTGGAAGCGTGAGCCGAAGCGGTGTTGCCCGACAGGCCATCGGTGAAAGCCGACTGCTTGAACCAGCGGGCCGTGTGACCAGCAAAACCGATGTACTTCGAGTTCACACCGTAAATGGTGCCTGCGGGGCAGTCGAAGTCCCAGTACATCGGGACGCCCTGAACCATCAGGTTCTGGAAGCCCGCGTTCGCGCTCTTCACATCGCTGTACCGCACCTGCGGGGTCAACTGTGACTCGTACAGTTCGAACACATCCTGCGCCGTGAACACGGCGTCGATGCGGTCGGTGCCCGAATCGGACGCGCTGTTCGAAGCCTCGGCAACGAACGCACGAACGTCAACGTCAGCAAACGCCGTGGCGGTCTTGTCGCGAACGACCGAACGCCAGTACTCGTTGCCAACAGTGGTGCAGTCAATGCCGCCAACGGTGGTCACGGTCGAGTTGTGGTCACCGATCAGGATGCCCAGACCGCTCCAGTCCGTAGCAGCAGCAAGAGAAGTAGCGAACAGCATGGTGCTGATCTTGTTCTTCAGGGTCTGCTCGGCCTGCATGGTCTTGGCTTCGAGAAGGCTGACCACCTGCTCTTCGCCGCTGTTCTTCGCCTCTTCCAGACCGCTGATAGCGATCGTGGCGTACAGCGACTTCCAGTCAAACTCGGCAGCGGTAATGCCATCTTGCGGGGTGATCGACAACTGCTCCCACTCACCGTAGGAACCCGCCTGACCCTCTGCATAAATCAAAGGCTCGACGATCTTGTTGCCGCCCGACAGCATGCGCAGACGGTTCTTCTCCATGAGGTGGAAAAGCACGGGACGCGAGTTGAACACGTTGTCGGTGAGCGTCTCGCGATAGTTGTCCAGCGTGGTGGACAACAGGGTGTCAAAGTTTGGATTGGACATGAGTTTCTACTCCTTGGCAGATCAGGAAGCGTTTTGCGCTTTCGCTAACGCCCACGCTTCTTGAATGGATTTGGGTCGAGTCGCAGGAGCAGGAGCAACAACGTCCCCGCCAGAACCAGCACCGCTCGAAACAGAAGCGGCGGCATCAGCCGACGCTCTCTTACGGGCCTGATCCTGAGCCGCTTTCCGTGCCTGCTGGTCAGAAGTTGCTGACTGGCGGGCCACCAAGCGGTCGAATGCCATTTCCTTGTACACGCTCTCCAGATAACGCGGATCGTTTAATCCTCTGTTGAGTGCCTCACGGATGACAGACGAAGG